AAGACCATCGAGTATCGTAGTATGGTACCGCCATCTAATCTGAACCAGAACACCAAAAAGAAGTCTCCGCTCACGGTGATCGACGAGGATATCACCGATGTATGAGGATATTCATGATGACTGTCCGTCATTCATTCTGAGTCCTTATCAGCTTCGTGATGCGCGCGAGTTTCCTCTCGCTCACTCGATGTGCTACGATTTCCACGCTCGTGCTGAACGCTTCGCTGTGATGGTCATGCACCGTCGAGCGGGTAAGACAGTGATGTGCATCAACGACATCATTGATAAAGCGATACAAAACGAACTGCATATGCCACGATATGGATACGTGGCTCCATTCTATAAGCAGGCTAAAGAGATCGCGTGGAATTACCTGAAATTCTACGCGGCGCCGCTTATTGAAAAGATCATGGAATCCGAGCTCAGCGTCCTACTCACAAATGGGGCGCTGATCCGCTTGTACGGTGCTGACAATCCGGACTCCCTTCGTGGTGTTTATTTCGATGGGGTAGTGCTGGACGAATTCGGTGACATGGCCCCGCGTCTATTTGGTGAGGTCATCGCTCCTACGATAACGGATCGGAAGGGCTGGTGCGTCTTTATTGGCACGCCAAAGGGCCCGAACCACTTCATGGAGCTTTGGGACGACGCGCAAGATGATCTGCGCTGGTTCAAAAGGATGCTTCGTGCGTCGCAATCAGGCATCATCGATGCTGATGAACTAGCGCTGATGGCAAATCTTCCAGGTTCTGATGAAAGTACCTTCCGCCAAGAATTTGAATGTGATTTCCATGCGGCTATCCGGGGAGCCTACTACGGACAGATCCTCAATGCGCTGGAAGCCAAGGGGCATATGGGATCATTCCCGTGGGATCCAGAACTTCCGGTCATTACCGCGTGGGACATTGGTTATAGCGATGATACTTCGATCTGGTTTATCCAGACGAATGGTAAAGAGTTCAAAGTGATTGACTTTTTCACGGCTAGTGGGCTGAGCGCTGATGATGTAGTGGATATTCTCCAAGAGAAACCCTATATGTACGGTGATTTTGCCCTCCCACATGACGCCAAGAACAAGTCGTTCCAGACTGGTAAGTCCACCGTGGAGCTGTTCCGAGCGCGTGGCATGAAGAATATACGAGTCGTAGCGCGTCTATCCGTGCAAGACGGTATCCAAGCTGTGCGGAAGACTCTACCAAATGTCTTCTTTAACACTGATAATGAAGATGTTCGTCGCGTCGGTCTCGGCGCTCTGCGCATGTATCAGCGCGAATGGGACGATAAGGCGCGCAAGTTCAAGGAGGCCCCAAAACACGATTGGAGCTCCAACCCTGCGGATGCCTTCCGGATGTTCGGGTGCTTTATGAACCCAACAGCGACGAAGCGTAACTCAGGATCACTACAGACACACCAACCAAAGTCCGAGATCGTCAGTAATGTGATGCACCTCGAGGCTCTTTTTGCTGACCGTGAACGGTCCAAATCTGGGGGCAATAGGATATGAGCAAGGACTGGATGGACCAGATCGAAAAGTCGAAGAAATTCAAGGCTAAGTCGGTCACGCACGGTCGTAAGGTATACGCGCTGTACGAAGATCAACGCGATACGAACGCGGCATGGGTCAAGAAGGCGAACTTCTTCTATGCCAACGCTAACATCCTGAAGGAGTCGCTTTTCAATAGTCTCCCTAAGCCTGATGTTTCGCGGATGCAGAAGGGTAACTTCCTGGATGACGCGAGTCGTGTGGCGGCGTTGATCATCCAGCGCGGCCTGACGTACGAAATCAAGTGCGCTGAGAGCTTCGATGAGGCGATCAAAGCGGCCATTCTTGACCGCCTCGTACCGGGTATGGGCCAAGTCTGGCTTCGGTTCGAAGTGGAGGAGAATCCAGAGGCCGAAGCCGTAGAAGGTGACGACACTGGGGGCGACGAAGTTGATGTAGAAATGCAGAACGAGCAGGAATCTGGGCCCATTGCTGGCACCGAGAAGATCTGCATTGAGCACGTCTTCTGGGAAGACTTCTACTATCAGCCAGCGCGCCTATGGTCTAAGGTCACTTGGATCGCCCGCAAGCTCAATCTCACGGAAGCTGAGATCAAGGAGAAGTGGGGCGAAGATGCGATGTCTAAGGTGGGAAGCGTCAACAAGAAATCTGACGATACCCTCACTCCGGACGAGATCAACGAAGATAAATACACCGTCTACGAGATTTGGGACAAATCCACTCGTAAGGTGATCTTCCATGGTGGCGGTGAAGAGCCATTGTCTGAAACAGCTGATCCGTACAAACTGAAAGACTTCTATCCATGCCCTATGCCGTTGATCGCGAACGTCACCACGAACAAATTCTTGCCTGTTACTGACTACCACATCAGCCAGGACCAGTACGAAGTCCTGAACGTGCTGTACGCCCGCATCAACTTGATCATTGAAGCGGTCAAAGTGGCGGGGATCTACGATTCGCAGTCCATGGAAATCCAGCGTATGCTGTCTGGCGCTGAAAACCGCCTGATCCCATGCGACAACTGGGCCATGATGGCTGAAACGGGCGGAGTATCGGGCCATATTGAGTGGTATCCGGTAGAAAAGATCGTGATGGTGCTGCGCGAACTCCAACAGCAGTTCGAAGCCGCTAAATCGATCCTTTATGAGATCACAGGGATGAGCGACATCCTTCGTGGTGCGTCCAACCCGTATGAGACCAAGGGGGCCCAGCAAATCAAGGCTCAATTCGCGTCTGTGCGCATGAACGGCTACCAACGGGACATCGCGATCTTCGTGCGTGACATCCTGCGCATCATGTCAGAGTTCATGTGCCAGCTTTATAGCGTGGAAAAGCTGCAAAAGATCGTAGGTCAGCTTCCTCCTCCTGATATGCAGTTCGCTGAGCCAGCGCTTGCCATCATTCGTGACGATTTTGCTACGATGTACAGCGTTGATATCCAAGCGAACAGCCTGACGCAAGCAGACTGGGCCCTGGAGAAGGAACAGCGCATGGAAGTAGTCCAAACGCTGGGGCAAATGCTACAGGCAACAGTAGGTATGGCCGCGCAGGCGCCGCAAATTGTACCATTGGCGGTGCAAATGATTAAGTTCGCCATCGCCGGGTACAAAGGGGCCTCCGAATTCGAGGGTTACGTCGATCAGATCCTTGACGACATGCTACGCGAGCAGCAGCAGGCCAAGGCGAATCCTCAGCCTAAGCCACCATCGCCAGAAGAGCAGAAAGCTCAGGGCGAAATGCAGAAGCTCCAGATGGAAGGCCAGATGGCCCAACAGCAATTCGCGTCTGATCAGCAAATGGCTCAGATTGAAGCGCAGATGTCTGGCGAGAAGCTACAGGCCGAGATGGGCATTAAGCAGCAGGAAGCTGAGATGAAGTTGCAAATGATGCAAGCTGAGCTAGCTCATAAAGAGCAGATGTACTCGCTAGAAGTTCAGATTGAGATGTTGCGGCTGAAGGTGGAAGAGGCTCAAGCTCAATTGGCCATATCCTCACAAGCTGCTAGCAACACTCTGGATATCCAGCACGCCCAACAATCCCATGATGTAAAAATGCAGCAAGCCGCTGCTAAACCTACAGGAAATAAATGATGCCCATTTATACCTCTGAGTGCCCAGAGTGTGGACTTCGGTTCAACGAGTATCGTAGCGTGGCTGAATACCGCGCTACACCGAAGTGCGAGGCTTGCCACGGGCCCACGTTCAATGTTATGCTGGAAGCGCCACAAGCGTTCGTAAAGGGTAAGTTTGAGCCGTTCATTAGTTCGGTTGATAGGACTTTGATTAGCACTCAGAACGACCTCAACGAGCATAATAAAAGAAATAACGTAGTCAACGTTCACGATGGGTACAGCGAGCGGGAGTTGTTTGATAAAATGAGCGCCCCGCGAGATACGCCCAAAGTAGATAAGAAAGAAGTGGCAGCGGACATCGCTGAATCAATTAAACAGGTGCAGGCCGGATACAAACCGACCATAGAGGCTCAAGATGACTGACAGTATTCGCGAAGATATGGAAGCCACCATCAGAGAGTTGGAAGGCAAAGAGGAAACAGTCGTAGAGACTGCGGCCAAGCTTGAGCCCGAAGTCAAGGATCCAGAGCCCGTAGTGGAAGAGGGCAAAGAGCCTGAAGCCAAAGAGCCTGAGGAAGAGGGCAAAGAGCCCGAAGCCAAAGAGCCTGTAGAAGAAGAGAAGACAGATCCTCTTCTGGTACAGGACAAGGCTCCATCCGGCTGGACTCCTAAAGTGCGCGAGCAGTGGGCCACCATCCCGAAAGATGTACGGGATGAAATCCTACGCCGTGAAGATGCGTCGGCTCAGGGGGTTCGCAAGCTGCAAGAAGAGACAGCCCCGATGCGCGGGTTCGTGCAGCAGCTTGATCCTTTCATCAAAGAGGCGATCAATAATGGCGCTAATCCAGCGCAATACATCGGGAACGTCATGGCGGCTGAGCGCGCTCTCCGTGCTCCTTCGCAAGATGATCGTTTCGCAGCCCTGCTCAATATTGCAGATCAGTACGGCATACCCCTTCGTGAAGTCATCAACGCCTCGGTAGGCCGAGAAGTGCTTCAGAAAGCGGCCCCAAGCCAGCCATCCGTTCCGCCGGAAATCCAGCGTGAACTGGAAGAGTCCCGCAAGTGGCGTGAACAGCAGTCCATGGAATCAACCAACCGTGAGATCGCAGCGTTCAAGTCTGGTAAGGAATTCTTCGATGACGTGGCTCCGTATATGGCGAACCTGATGGAAGCCGGGGCGGCCACAACTCTACAAGATGCGTACGACCAAGCTATCTGGGCCGTACCAACTGTCCGTGAAGTTCTTCTCGGGCGTCAAGGTAAGACCAACGCCACCAATGACTTGAAAGAGAAACAGAAGGCAGCAGCCGCAGCCGGTATCAAGTCTAACGACACAATCGGCGTCAAAACCAAGAAGAAAGACGGGGAAGATGAGTCGTCCTTGGCGGATGACATTCGAGAAGCATTTGCGGCGCAGGCCGGTCGCACTTAAATAGGGGATAGGGTCATGGCAGATGCCACCGAAGAAATTTTCCGAAGGCTGGCAACTCTAGAGAAGGAAACTTACTCTATGACCCGTCAACTTAATGCTATCGAAAACGAAAAGCCTATCCAGCGCCTGAGCATGGTGGAGATGTCTGTTAAGCAGATCGCAACTGACCTGCTTAGCATGGAAAAGATAAGTGTTGAGATGTCGGAGAAGTTGACCAAGGGTATAGATGATCTCAACACTCAGGCCGCTATATCACGGGCCCAGATGAAGTGGATCGTCAGCCTTGGCATAGCCACACTAGCCATGATAAACGCTTGGCCGGTCATACGTGAAATGCTGAAGGCGCTTGTATCATGAGAAAGTTAGCTGATAGTGACATAAAAGATGCAGCCGTGGCGCTTGGAGTTGATACAGCAGCGGTGCGGGCTGTGACCGAGGTTGAAGCTCCGGGCGGGGGGTATTACGATGATGGTCGGCCGAAGATCCTATTCGAAAGGCATGTCATGTATAGGTTGTATAAGACCAAGTTCGGTCAAGCAGCGGTGGACAAGGCTGCATTCATGTATCCTGAGATCTGCAACCCCAAGCCGGGGGGTTATG